CAATTCTTTGGTATCTGTTCCTACGCTTCCCAGTAAAAATTGTCTTGACGGCCCCCACATCCAGCCAACTGTACGACGCACTATTTGCTGAGTTGAAGCGTTGGGTGAAGGCACTACCCGAAACCCTGAGAGATCAACTTGAGGTCAAGCAGGACCGCATCGAGGTCAAAGAAGCCCCCAACGAGGCGTTTATCTCAGCCAGGACATCACGAGCCGAGCAGCCCGAAGCCCTCCAAGGGGTTCACAGTGAGAACGTGATGCTGGTGGCTGACGAGGCATCGGGTATCCCCGAACAGGTATTCGAGGCCGCGGCCGGATCCATGTCGGGACACTCTGCCGTGACCCTGCTGCTGGGCAACCCTGTGCGCAGTTCGGGGTTCTTTTACGACACCCACAACAGGCTCAAGGATGACTGGATCACGATGCGGGTCAACTGCACCGACTCCCCGCGAGTGTCAGAGGCTTACGTCGATGAGATGAGGTCAAGGTACGGCGAGGAGTCAAACGCCTTCCGAATCCGTGTACTTGGCGAGTTCCCGCGCAGCGATGATGACACCGTCATCCCAATGGAACTCCTTGAGATGGCCATGAACCGTGACGTGGAACCCTCCGCACACGCTCGTCTTGTTTGGGGCTTGGACGTTGCGCGGTTCGGTTCCGACAGGTCAGCCTTGTGTAAGCGTCAGGGGAATGCTGTGCTGGAACCCGTGAAGACGTGGAAGAACTTGGACCTGATGCAACTGACAGGCGCAGTCGTGGCAGAGTACGAGGCACTCCAACCCAGCCAGCGACCCCATGAGATTCTTGTGGATAGCATCGGTTTGGGTGCTGGCGTGGTTGACAGGCTGCGAGAGTTGAAGTTGCCAGCGCGTGGCATCAACGTCTCAGAGTCACCGGCAATGGGTGCGACTTATAGAAACCTGAAGGCTGAGTTGTGGCACAAGGCCAAAGCCTGGTTGGAGCAAAGGGACTGCAAGATGCCCAAGGATGAGTCCCTGATCGCTGAACTGGCTGCCGTGAGGTACTCGTTCACGTCAAGCGGAAAGATACAAATTGAGGGCAAGGATGAGATTCGCAAGCGTGGCTTAGCCTCGCCAGATAGGGGTGATGCATTCTGTCTCACATTTGCAAGCGACGCAATCATGGGAATGTACGGCTCGGCGGCAAGTTCCGTTTGGAACAAACCCTTGCGCCGAAATATTCCAAGAGTTGCATAATTGGGGTTATGCACTAACACGCATGGGGATTGACGACGATATGGGTTCATCCATGATTGGTCTCCAGCCGTGTTGGTGTGTAACATTGAATCAGAGTACATCATGTAATCCCACCGATTGACATGGGGAAGTTGGCGGCTAGAACTGTGGTGAAACCGTCCACCAACAATTTATTTTCTGAAAGAGCGAAACCATGAAACTTGACAAGGCAGCAAAGAAGATCGCATCCGTGATGCGCGAGTTCAAGACCAAGTCCCTGCACTCCGGCGCAGGCGGCAAGGTCGTGAAGAATCCGCGCCAAGCGGTCGCTATTGCTTTATCACAGGCAAGCAAACTCAAGAAAGGTAAGAAGTAATGGCCACACAGACAAGCCGTAGCGTCCCGTCACGCTACCAAGGCGCGATGGATCAGATGATGAAGGAAGACACAGACACATCAAAATGTCCACTTCCCACCCAAGACATCACCCTAAATCTAAAGAACCGAGCCAAGGCGATCACCACCGCGGCCTATGGTCCTGAGAATCCCAACCTGCCAAACGAGGCTTACTGGAAGCGCATGGCCGACGAGTGGGACGTGTCTGCCGAGGAAGCAAAGCAAAGCCGTTGCGGGAACTGCGCGGCGTTCAACGTCTCCGACTCAATCAAGCAGTGCATCGCTGACGGCATCGGCAACGACGCTGACCCCGCTGACGTTATCAAGTTAGCCGACCTTGGCTACTGCGAAATCTTTGACTTCAAGTGCGCAGCCTCACGATCGTGCCGTGCTTGGGTTGTTGGTGGTCCCAACACCGGCGAGGCCAAGGATGAAGACGAAGAGATGGAGCGAGAAACAAATTGAAATGATTTCTCCGATTTGCATATCAACCGTCACCGGCAAGGGTCTTGCTGTGATGCTAGCAAGCATTGACGAGTATTGCCCCGAGGCTCCCGTTTACCTGCGCGGACCTCTGTCTGTCATCGATCACTTTGAGGCCGACTACAAGATGGAGGGCGACAAGAGCAACTTTGGTGACGCCTACAACGCCATCATCGACAAGGCGTTCTCCGATGGGTTCAGTTCTGTGGTGGTAGCCAACGATGACATTGTCCTGACCCCCACCAGTTACAAGTACCTGCTTGAGGACGTGCTGCAACTCAAGAAACAGATCAAGGAACCCTTGGGCTGGGTATCGGCAAGATGCGACGCAGCCCGACCTGTGCAGAACATCAGGTCGAACCCGTTCAATGAAAAACTGAATTACTTCAAATACCCCTACGAGGACTCCATCATCCCGATGGAATGCCTCTCCCCGATATTCGGGTGGATCAGCGACGAGGCGTGGAACACGTTCAAGTTCCCACCCCTGAACTGGTACTCCGATGATGTCCACTGTGAAGACCTGCGAGCCGCTGGGTTCCAGCACTACCTATCCCGATCCTACGTTCACCACCTCGGTTCGCAAACTATTGGCCTTGACGGAGAAAAACTTACTGCCCAGGCCAAACCTTGGATCATTGAAAACAGGCCACGTTATGCAGCAGACTGGTTCAATTCTTAACCTCGGCTCCGGCAAAGACCGGCGCGAGGGCTGTATCAACGCAGACATCCGTGATGATGTCGGAGCCGACTGGGTGATGGACATCTGCAAGCCAGTGCCAAGCCGCCAGTTCTCTCAGATCATTGCCAACGACGTACTCGAACATTTGCCCGACCTAGTGTCAGCCATGAAGAATTGCAGGGATATGCTGGAGATGGGTGGAGAAATGCACATCCACGTACCCTACGACTTGAGCCTTGGTGCTTGGCAAGACCCGACGCACGTCCGCGCCTTCAACGAGAAGTCGTGGGTTTATTACTGCGAGTGGTCGTGGTACTTAGGCTGGAAAGACACCAAGTTCGAGATGATCCACCTTGAGTGCAGGCTCAGTGACTACGGTGCTAGCCTAGAATTACCCCAAGAGGAATTGATGCGGACACCCCGCGCCGTTGATTCCATGTACGTGATCTTGAAGAAAGTACCGATATGAACATGAACGAACTCCCAATCAGCACCGATGTCTCAGCGCAGGAGCCGATGGACGATGACGAGTTGCAGGCGATCATTACGCAGGACATCACCGACGCAATAAGTTATATCGACACCGATATTTCTCCAACTCGCGCCCGTGGCACTGAGTATTACCGTGGCGATCCCTTCGGAAACGAGGAAGAAGGTCGTTCCCAGGTCGTGGCAATGGAAGTCCGCGACACAGTCAGCGCAATGCTGCCCAGCCTGATGCGCGTGTTTTTCAGCACAGAGAATGTTGTCGAGTACACCCCGCAGGGTCCTGAAGACGTAGAGAGTTCCAAGCAGGCCACCGACTACGCCAACTTCATTTTTACCAAGGACAACAACGGTTTCATGACCACCTACGCGATCTTCAAGGATGCGCTGGTGCGTAAGTGCGGAATTGCAAAGTACTGGTGGGAGGATGTCGAAAGCGTCCGAATTGAGGAGTACAGCGGACTGGATGACCAGACCCTTCAGATTCTTGAGCAAGAGGCCGCCGAAGTCAAGATCGTTGTCTCGTACCCTGACCCTGCGTTTGAGATGCAGATGCAGCAGATGCAGCCACAGATCGACCCGATGACTGGACAGATCGTCCCAATGCCGCCACCCCCGATGCTGCACGATGTGCAGATCAAGCGCGTGATGAAGGACGGACGGATCAAGATCATGGCCGTCCCACCCGAAGAGTTATTGCTTGATCGACGCGCACGTTCCTTTGACGATGCCGGCATCATCGCCCACCGCAAGATGGCCACAGTCGCCGAGTTGATCGCAATGGGCTACGACGAGGACGAGATCGAGGAGAACATCAGTTCCACCGACTTGGACAACAACGAGGAGTACTTGGCTCGCCAGCCCCTGTCCACTACCTTTGGAACCAACGACTCTGCCAACCCAATGCAGCGTCGCGCCCTGTACATCGAGGCATACGCACGGATTGACTACGACGGTGACGGTATCCCTGAGTTGCGCAAGATTTGCTGTATCGGAGCCGGTTACAAGGTTGTCCGCAACTTACCCGCGTCTTACAACCCATTCGTGGACTTCCCCTGCGACCCAGAGCCACACACATCCCCACTTGAGGCGATGTCCATCTTTGACATCACGCACGACATCCAAGAGATCAAGTCCGAGATTCTGCGCAACACCCTTGACTCTTTGGCACAGGCCATCCACCCCCGCACTGCGGTGGTCGAGGGTCAGGTCAACATGGATGACGTGCTAAACAATGAGACTGGAGCCGTCATCCGTATGCGTGCGCCTGGAATGGTTCAGCCGTTTTCCACCCCGTTTGTCGGACAGGCAGCCTTCCCGATGCTGGACTACATCGACCAGATCAAGGAAGACCGCACCGGCATGAGCAAGGCGGCGATGGGTCTAAACGCTGATGCACTGCAATCCAGCACCAAGGCGGCAGTCAATGCCACCATCAGCGCAAGCCAAGGTCGGATTGAACTGACGGCACGACTAATGGCCGAGGGCATGAAGAAACTCTTTAAGGGAATCTTGTTCCTGATGACTACGCACCAGGACAAGCCTCGGATGATCCGTCTGCGCAACGACTTTGTGGAGATCGACCCCCGTGCTTGGAATGCCAACATGGATGTGAACATCAATATCGGGCTTGGCAACGGCGACATGAACGAGCGTATGCAGGCACTGATGATGATTTCTGCCAAGCAGCAGGAGGCTCTGACCCAACTCGGACCACAGAATCCGTTGGTGACCCCGTCCCAGTACGCCTACACATTGCGCAAGATTGTGGAAATGTCAGGCTTTGCCGACACCAGCCAGTACTTCAACGCCATCCCTGCCGACTACCAGCCACCACCAGCCCCAGCACCAAAACTAAGCCCCGAAGAGGTGTTGGCGCAGGTCCAGGCTAAGTCAATCGAGGCCGACATTCAGAAAAAAGCGGCTGAGTTGGAACTCAAGCGCGATCAGATGATTCGTGATGATGACTTCCGCCGTGACCAAATGGCTCAAGATGGACTACTAAAGAAATACGAACTTGAGTTAAAGTACAACACACAGATCAGTACTGCGGAGATTAAGGCTGCGCAGGACATGGATCGAGAATTATTGCAGCAACAGGCAAATATCGTCAATCAGGCGATGCAACCTATGGCTGCGCCCATCAACCCTACAGGAATGGCGTAAATGAATGATGAAGAAGTAGTTCGCAAAGGCTTGAAAGCCAAACAGTTCTTGGAGGATGAATCCTTCAACACTGCCATCAACAAGATGGAGGCAGATCAGGTCTGGGTTTTCAGGTCTACCAAGCCGGAGGAGTCAGCCAAACGTGAGATCGCTTGGTCTATGCTCAAGGCAATTGAGAATCTGAAAATAGAATTATCGAAAATGATGGACAACGCAAAGGTGGCACAACGTGCCATTGAGCGTGTCAGTAAGTAATTAGAAAGCAGCCATGTCAACACCAACCCCACAAGGAAGTGTCCCAGCAGGGCCAATGAGTATCACCGAAGCGGTGAATGCAATCTCTTCAATACTGCCCGATGAGGGAGAACAGTCAATTGACGAGGCGCAAATAGAGGAGGAGCAATCCGACTCTGCGGCGTTGGACGAAGAATTATCGGAGAGTGCAGACGCAGCCGATGACGAAACGAACAACGAACAGTCTGAAGAAAGTGATGAATCTGAAGAGGAAAGCCAGCCACAGACCTTCACCGTCAAAGTTGACGGACAAGAAGTATCGGTGACATTGGACGAACTCCAAAAAGGTTATTCACGGACACAAGACTACACACGGAAGACGCAGCAAATTGCCGAAGTGCGAAAGCAAGTCGAGCAAGAGGCTGAAGCAATCCGTGCCGAGCGTAGTCAGTACGCTCAGTTACTTGGAGCGTTGCAAGTTCAAGTTCAGCAAGCAGCCGAGCCACAGATCGACTGGGATCGCCTCTACCAAGAGGACCCCATCGAATGGGTACGGCAGAAAGAGGTGATGCGTGAAAACCAAGAGAAGGCACGTGCTATTCAATCCGAACAGCAACGGCTCAATCAGATTTCACAGCATGAGCAAGCACAGACGATGCAGCATTTTCTTGCCAATGAGCAGAATTTGTTGCTGAAGGCACTGCCTCAATGGAGCGATCCAGAGAAGGCAAAAGCCGAGAAGTCTATGCTGATCGAGTTTGGCCAAAAGGCTGGATTTGCACCTGATGAACTGAAGAACATATTTGACCACCGAGTCGTATCGGTACTGCGTAAAGCAGCCCTGTACGAACAGATGATGTCCAAAAGGGGCAACATCAAACCGGTAGTCAACAACGGCCCTCGCCCTGCCAAGCCTGGTGCAGCAGGTCGCGTCTCACAGTCAACTGGAAGTACTCTCGCACAAAAGCGTCTTGCAAAAACTGGTCGCGTCCAAGACGCGGCTACCGCAATTGAACTTCTACTGAAATGAGGCACTTAAATGGCTATTGTTGCTAATACCTTCACCACCTACTCTGCCAAGGGTATCCGTGAAGACCTTTCCAATGTAATCACAAACATTTCTCCTGAAGAGACACCTTATATGTCCAACATTGGACGTGAGAATGTTTCTAACAGCCTGTACGAATGGCAAACCGACGTACTCGCCGCTGCTGCTGCAAATGCACAGTTGGAGGGTGATGACGTTACATCATTCGACTCAGTGACTGCAACTGTTCGTTTGCAAAACTACGCGCAAATCTCTCGCAAGACTATCGTGTTGTCCGCAACTGAAGAGACTGTCAACAAGGCTGGCCGTCGCTCTGAGTTGGCTTATCAGATCGCCAAGCGCGGCTCTGAGTTGAAGCGTGACCAAGAGTTCAGTATGCTTAACAGCGCAGTTGCTGCTGCTGGTAGCACTACTGTTGCTCGTGCGACTGCTGCCTTGCAATCGTTTATCAAGACCAACGTTGATATGCAGACCAACGGTGCTAACCCATCGTATACAACCCTGCCAAGCAGCGCACGTACAGACGGTAACGTCCGTACTTTCACCGAGACAATTTTGAAGAACGTCATCCAGCAAGTATGGACTTCCGGCGGCTCTCCAAAAATCTTGATGACTGGTCCTGTCAACAAGCAACGCGTATCCGGTTTCTCCGGCATTGCATCTTCTCGTTTCAACATTGATGGCGGCGCACGTCCTGCCACCATCGTTGGCGCAGCAGACGTTTACGTCAGCGACTTCGGGAACGTGCAAGTGGTTCCCAACCGTTTCCAACGTGAGCGTGACGCTTTCGTAATCGATCCTGATTACGCAAAGATGACCGTCCTCCGTCCTTACCAACAAGTTGAGTTGGCTAAGACCGGCGACGCTGAAAAGCGTATGTTGATCGTCGAGTGGGGTCACAAGGTGTTGGCAGAGAATGCTCATGGCATTGCTGCTGACTTAGTTACTTCTTAAAAGTAAAAAGGGAAAGGGCCAGGGAAACCTGGCTCTTTTTTACATGATTGAATCCAAACATTTTGATCGCAATGATGCCTTGGGCATCAATCGCACATGGCACTACAACACGGAAACCGATGAGGCGACCATTGAAACCAAGCAGGACATCACTGCGATCATTGAAGAGAACAAGCAGGATTTCAACCTGCAAGAGAAGCACTCCAAGTACGGCGAGTGGAATAAGGTTGCGAGCATTCCTTTGAGTATCTATTTTGAACTCAAGGCGCAGGGTAAGTTGGACGATGACGCGTACATGAAACGCTGGTTAAACGACCCTGAAAACCGTTACTTTAGAACTCGCCCAGGACAAGTATGAATTACATTGCAGTCTGCACCCCAGCGCGTGACATGGTCCACGCAAACTACACCTATTGCATGGTCAACATGGTGGCGTACCACACGCTGAACACCACAGACGCAATTGCTCTGAAGATCATGCAGGGTACGTTGATCCAAAACCAACGAGCAGACCTTTGCCTTGACGCAATGCGCGAGAACTGCACCCACGTCCTGTTCATTGACTCAGACATGACATTCCCACAGGACATGATTGAGAGGCTGCTAAAGCACGACCTTGACATCGTGGCAACCAACTGCGCACGTCGCAGGATGCCCACAGGTCCAACGGCTCAGAAGTACGGCCCTGACGGAGAGCGCGAGTTGGTCTACACAATGCCCGAATCTACAGGCGTTGAGGAAGTTGGCAGCATCGGGATGGGCGTAATGCTCATCAAGCGCAACGTCTTTGAGGCACTCACAGAGCCTTGGTTTGAGACTCCTTGGCGCACCGACAAACGTGGCTACATCGGTGAGGATATTTTCTTTTGCCGCAAGGCGCAGGCCGCAGGGTTTAAGATATGGATTGACCACGATGTATCTAAAGAAATTGGACACATTGGGACGTTTGAATTCAAGCACGACCACACATGGGTCATGCGTGACCTTGAGGAAAAGGAAAAGGCTACCTAATGGCTCTAACGACATACACCGAACTCAAGGCATCAGTAGCGGACTGGCTTGTCCGTGCCGACCTGACGGCTGCAATCCCTGACTTCATTTCTCTGGCCGAGGCTCAGATCGAACGCAACTTGCGTACACGTCAGATGATTGTCCGCGCTGATGCGCTTATCAATACCGAGTACAGCGCGGTTCCTGACAACTTCCTAGAGACACGAGCATTTAAGTTAAACACAAACCCAGTGACTCCAATGCAGTTTGAGACTATGGACTCGCTGGACATATTGGCATCACGCACAAATGCAGCAGGCAAGCCGACCTATTTCAGCATTGTTGGAACTCAGATTCGCGTTGTCCCAGCCCCTGATACATCGTACACAGGCGAACTTACCTACTACGCAAAGTTAACTAAGTTATCAAGTTCTAATGAAACCAACTTTTTACTGACCTCATCCCCTGACATCTACCTGTACGGTTCACTCCTACAGGCCGCGCCTTACCTACAGGACGATGCACGTATCTCTGTCTGGTCTGCGCTGTACCTTGCTGGAATAGAGCAACTGCAACTCGCAGATGATCGAAGCACAACATCGGGCGGTTCTCTGACTGCGCGAGCAAGAACACTGGGATAAAAATGCTAATCACTACGACCAAAGGCGAAATGGATGACTCCCTACTTGAGAAAAAAGAGGGGATAATTGATACTGAGAACGAGACAACTCGGTGGGTCGAGTACTGGCAGAACAATGAACTTGTTCACCGTTCCGTTGATATGACTTTGAAACGCAACGTCGCAACACTAGCCGTTGCTCAACCTTTAGGATAATCATGGCAAATACTCAGGCAATGTGTACCTCGTTCAAGGGCGAGTTATTGGTCGGCCATCACAATTTTGGTACTGGTGTAGTCCGTGCCGCTACAACTGCTGACACGTTCAAAGCGGCCCTGTACTTGGCAACTGCCACAGTCGATGCAACAACCACTGCCTACTCCTCCACCAATGAGGTGTCAGGCACTGGCTACACGGCTGGCGGTGTTACTGTGACTTTTGGCACTGTGCCAAGCACAAGTGGAACTACAGCGTTTGTCACCCCAAGCGCAAGCATTACTTATTCTGCTGTGACTCTCTCCACAGCCTTTGACGCGGTATTGATCTACAACTCGACCCAATCCAACAAGGCGGTGAGCGTTCATACCTTTGGCTCTCAGACAGTGACGGCTGGCACGTTCACCCTGACAATGCCAACCAATGACGCAAGCACCGGCCTGATTCGGCTGGCTTAACACGGGAGCAGCGGCATGGCTGCTTACGGCACAGGCTATTACGGCAAGGGAGCCTATGGCATAGGTAATGTTGTCATCAGTGGCAACTCGTCTACTTCTGCCGTTGGCACGTTGCTGACCGATAGATCGGTTCAAGAAGACGGGACAATTGCCACAGGCAATGTCGGAACAGTCAGTCTGTCTGTTTCTATTGCCATCACAGGCAATGCGTCTACCTGTGTAATTGGCACTTTATCCCCGTCATCAGTCCAAGCCATTACAGGTAACTCCTCAACCCTGTCCATTGGCAGCGTTCAGGAAGTATTGACCATTGAGGCAGTTGGCAATGAGTCAACAACCTCTGTTGGCTCAGTTACAACTAGCAGACTGCGAGCCGTTACAGGAAACTCTGCCACGGGTGCTGTGCAAACAATGCCGTCAGAGGTCATTACTTTCCAGGCTATCACTGGGGTCGGTGGGACTGGCTCAGTTGGCTCTGCCACAAAGAGCATATCTGTTGCGATAATTGGCGTACAGACTGCTTGCTCCGTAGGCACATTGATTGGATTCGGATGGGGAGCAGTTCCTGACACGTCAGAGACTTGGACTCCAATATCTGATACGTCAGAGACATGGACTGTAGTTGCAGATAATTCAACAACGTGGCAAGAGGCCGCATAAGAGGTGAAAAATGGCTGATACAACGACGACAAACCTATTGCTTACCAAGCCCGAGGTTGGGGCCAGTACTGACACTTGGGGGACCAAGATCAATACTGACTTGGACTCTGTGGACGCAATCTTTACAGCTAACGGAACAGGGACTAGCGTTGGTCTTAATGTCGGCTCGGGTAAGGTTTTGACTGTTGGCGGTATTGCATCTCATGCAGCAGGCTCTGCGGCTGCGCCAACCATCACAGCCACCGGCGACACCAACACCGGCATCTTCTTTCCTGCGGCTGACACCATTGCTTTTGCTGAAGGTGGTGCGGAGGCTATGCGTATTGACTCCAGCGGCAACTTTGGCTTGGGTGTTACTCCTAGTGCTTGGGGGTCAACCTATTCAAGAGCTATACAAATAAGCACACAAGGCGCATATATAGCTGGAAACACAGCAGGTTATTCAGGCGGCACTTATGCTTGGTTTGGTAATAATGGTTATTTAGATAGTTCTGCTGTTTTTAGATACACAATTTCTACTTCTGCCTGTCAATACCAACAAGTTGCTAATTCACATCAATGGCTTTATGCTCCTAATGGCA